ATTATTGATCGTATCATTAAAAAAAGTGGAACAGTAGATGAGTTTAACTCTGTAATGAGATCCTTATTCCATAACATAAAAAAGGATGCTAGTAAGCCTGCTGTATATGGTATCTCACTAAAGAAAATAGGATCTGGTGATGCACGTATAGAATTATCAAATGCTTCACAAGAGTTCTTTACCTCTCTGGATCAAATTCACATGACATATTTACATACTGTATGTGATTTATCCGTAACTACCAAAGATGGAATAAGAACTTTAGGAACACAGGATAGTAAATTTGTTGTAGAGAATGGAGAGAAAGGTACTTATAGTTTTCAGATAAAAGCAAATGATTCTAAGAAGATTTCTGGTCTAAAATATGAACCTACCATGAAGGGTGCAACTGCTGCTAGAGTAGGAAAGGCAACTGTTGATTTAGTGGTAGATAAAATGTCATCCTCTTACTATAATAAGACATTTAGTAAGTCTTCAAGCTCATACCCACAAACTGCTGCAGCATTTGAGAAAGAGGAGTCTGCATATAGAACTATAATATCAAATGTAATCGGTTATGCACACGTAACTAGCAATGTTAAGAACGTGGATGAAGCTATTGATAATCTCTACATAACATTTGGAACTCAACCTCATGTTGCAAACAGTAAATTGCAACAGCTAACATGGTTGGATCAGATATTGAGTTTACCAAAAAATAAGTTAGATTCTTTTGCTACTGATCTGGTATTCATAGCAAAGAAAGAGGGTACAAGATACGGTCCTTTCGCAAAGATATTCTAATGTCTAAGAATACCCATCTAGAACACTTAGAAGATAGCATCTTGTTAGACGGAGAGCAAGGTGCTACTGATGCTTTTATGTTTTTAGATGAGTTAGCAAGAGTATTTACAGGAGCACAGAAGAATAACTTTAAAATTACTACAAAATGGGATGGTGCACCTGCTGTATTTTGTGGGACACATCCAGACACTAAGAAATTTTTTGTAGGATCAAAATCTGTATTCAATGTCAATGCAAAAATTAATTATACAGAGGAAGATATAGATCGCAACCACGGTAGTTCACCTGGCCTTGCTTCAAAGTTAAAAGACTGTTTAAAATATCTACCAGAATTAGGCATACAAGGTATGGCACAGGGAGACTTGTTGTTTACTGATGATAAAGAGAGAAAAAAAATTAATGGAACTAACTGTTTAATATTTCAACCCAACACAATAACCTATTGCATACCAGAAGAGGACGAATTATATGAGAAAGCATTAAAAGCAAAACTTGGTGTGGTATTTCATACATCATATAGTGGTAAGAGTATGGATAGTGTGCAAGCAAGTTTTGGGTATGATGTATCACAACTAAACAATAGTAAAAATGTCTTAGTTTTAAGTGCAGAGACAGAACAATTGGGTAGTGATATATTATTGACTGAAAATGAGAGGTCATCTCTAGAAAAATTAAAAGCATCTAGTGTAAAATCATTATCAAACGCATCATCATTCTTAGATGAGGTAGCAACACAGATAAAATCTAAAGATCAACTAGTCATAGGTACTAGACTAAAGATATTCTTTAACAAATACGTGCGTGAAGGTAAAAAACTACCTACTGATAAGGTATTTGTCAAAGAGTTTCAACAATATTTTGAGACAGAAGTAAAGAAGGCTGCAGATAAAGTTAAGACACCCAAAGCAAAGGCATCAAAACTTGCTAAGTTATACGATGGTTTAGATATGATAAAGGATCAAGAAAAAGCATTGAAAAGCACAGTCAATTTATACTCTGCATTACAATCTGCAAAAGAGATGTTCATTCGTAAACTAGAAAAGGGTGAAAGGTTTGGCACATACCTTAGAACAGAGAATGGATACAAGGTAACTGCACCAGAAGGTTACGTTGCTATACAAGATGGCACAAACGCAGTGAAGTTGGTCGATCGTTTATCATTTAGTGTGGCAAACTTTAACGTGGAAAAAAACTGGGTCAATGGAGATAAACCACAATGAAAACATGTTACTTTACATTTGGTAGATTCAATCCACCAACCATAGGACACGAGAAACTTATCAGAGCAGTAGAAAAGAATGCAGCTTCTGATGACTATTTGATATATCCATCACAGACATTTAAAAAACCTAAGAACCCATTGCCTTATGATTATAAGGTAGAGATAATGAAGAAGATGTTTCCGTGGGCAAAGATAGAAACTGCAGCGTGTTGCAATACTATTATAAAAGTAGCACAAGACATGATGATGAAAGACTATAGTGACATAGTGATGGTAGTTGGATCTGATAGAGTGACAGACTTTGACAAGTTATTGCAGAAACAAAATAAAATAGATTATACATTCAATAGTATTAAAGTTATATCTGCGGGTGAGAGAGATCCAGACGCAGATGGTGCTGCAGGAATGTCCGCATCTAAGATGAGAGAAGCGGTAAAAGAAGGCAAAACTAAAAATTTTATGGAAGGAATACCCAACACACTGTCTATACAAGAGAAGTTAGAACTCATGGAAGAAGTTAGAAAAGGAATGGGCTTATAAATAAACTTGATATGTACACATATATTAATGAAATCCTTCTCTGAGTTCGCAAAGAATACTAAGGTTGCGGAAGCAAAGATCACCAAAGATAAGTTCTATAAGAATGAAGTCTATAAACAAGGTGAATGGGTTCTTACTGAGAACGGACAAGTAGGGAAGATTTTACGTCGAGGACCTAACTATGTGTTGTGTCTTACTGCTGAAGAAACTACCTTCCGCACTTGGATTACAAACATCAAAGAGGTATTCGAGATTGGAACTGACGCATATCGTGAGTATGTAATGTCGCTTACACCAGGCCAGAAGACGCAGAAACCTTCGGGCACGGTAAAGGTAAAGCAAACAATTCCAACAGACCCAATAAAAGATAAGATGAGCCATCACGAAGAAAAAACATTAGCACAGATAGCTGCTGAAACAATGTTAAACCCTAAGTTCAAGTCTATGAAAGAGACTTGGCGATATGATTATTCTGCAAAGATAGGAAACACAGACGTAAAAGGTCTTGGTGCAGATGGTGTCGGTGGCGGTGACGCACCTGGCATGAAACTTGAAGAACCAAAAGGCACCGAAGGTAAACCTAAAGTTAAAAAGGTAAAGCATTCTTGTGCTACTAAGGTAGAACATCCAGAGTGGGGTGCAGGTAATTGTCTGAAAGGAGAGCATACTTTACTAGAAGACGGAACAGTAACACACTATGATGTTATGTTCGACCATGGACTAGAGTTAAATGTTCCTGTTGAGGATATTAAAATTACTAAAGAAGGTATGCATGAGCATGCTGCTAGACCAGAAAGAAATCGTGACGAGATAGGTACAGAACTACCAGTAGATGAAACTCCACTAGTAGAACCTGCTATCAAGAATATGCCAGAGCATCATCAGAAAGATAAAGATGGTAACACAATTCCACATGATGATGACTTGCAAGAGAAAATGGCAAAGAAAGATTATGATGGAGACGGTAAGATTGAGTCTGGTAAGGACGAATACTTCGGATCCAGAGATAAAGCCATCAAGAAAGCGATGGGTAAGAAGGCAATGAAGAAGGAAGAGACAGTAGAAGAAGGTAAGAAAAAAGGTCTCTGGGATAACATTCATGCCAAGAGAAAAAGAGGTGAACCACCCGCAAAGAAAGGAGACAAAGACTATCCTAAGACACTTAACGTAGAAGAGAAGGGTGATGTAGAACCAGGTTCTGAGAAGAACTGTGGTTGTGGTCAGAACCCTTGTGTAACCTATGGTAAACAGAACTCTGTGAAGGAGAGCATGAAGCAAGCACGTAAGAACGTGGGTGCATCTACATGTTGGAAAGGATACAAGGCAAAGGGAACTAAGATGAAGGGCGGTAAGAAGGTTCCTAACTGTGTCAAGGAGTTCTCCGAGTGGAGAAGAATTGCTGAAAAAAAGTAACCTCGGCTATCGAGGTGATGCCTGAGCTAGAGGATCCCGATGGTCGTAAGCAAGCTAACGAACCTATGAAGAAGGTCAATGCGAAGACTGGAAAGGTTCAAGAGGCTTGCAATCACAGTAGAGAAGGTGTAAAATGTGGAGTACATGGCATGAAGGAGTGCCCCGAAGTAGAATAGTGTATGAGAAAAATTTGGCAAGAGGATGTGATCTCTGATCTATCCTCATTTCGTAATCTTATAAATGAATTTAAAGAAATTATTCCAGAGATCATAAGATTTGTGGAGGTCAACCAACCTATTCTACATGAGTGGGTTCTTGATCAATGGGTAGAGGATAGAAATTTAGGTAGAGTGCAACTGTGGGAAGGTGACTGGAAGGTAATTCCTATGCCACTCAATGCTGTAGGTACTACCGCAACAGAAGAAGACTTTGAACTCAGCGAGATGGTATCATTCGTTGAGTTATTTAATACTACGGTAGAGAAGGTGCAAGAAGTATTACCTAAACTGACTGAGAGTATGCAAGAACTGTGTCCTACATTCTACAATGCTATCAAAGAAGATGTGGATGACCAATTGATTAAGTCATGTACCATAAGTAAGTTGAAACCAGGTACAAAAATCAATCCTCATTCTGGTGACATTGATTCATTACGTTTACATTACTCTATAATAGATGATGAAGACGCATGGTTATCTGTACGTGGACGTAAGAAAACATGGAAGGTGGGTAGACCATTTGCTTTCCATGATTACGACAAGCACTGGGCTCAACACCACGGAACTCATGATAGAATTGTAGTAATTATAGATTATTCTATATCTCAATTAGAAAAAAGGGGTATAGTTATAGAAAAATGGGAGCAAGAACCTGCTATATAATATATAAATTGCAATTTAATCATGACTAAATTTTTACTTCCTATTGCTATCAATGTAATTAACAAAGCGGTAGATAAAATTCCAGAGGATCTAGAAGAAAAACTAAAAGTATTTCTTATTGGATTACTTAAGAAGGCAGCTGCTAAATCAGGTAATAAGGTAGATGATCAACTAGTCGCAGCACTAGAGAAAGCACTACTTGAATAAATATAACATAGACAACTTTTAGAATCGGAGATTGCCATGTCGCTTTATGGTAAGGACGACAGTAATGCCAATAAAACCAAAGCG